CAAAAGAGCGCACCAGCCCGGCAGATGTTTACTTTCTGTGCTCTGACTGCGGGATTGAAAGCAAGATACTGGAAGCAGTACACGGAAAGCAAGACTTTACACTTTCGTACTATGGCAGAACTAGAAAGTAAAATACAGGCTCGCATCATCAAACGGTTAGAGGCAGAAGGTTATTATGTGGTTAAATTGATTCTCACAAATAAACCGGGTATTCCTGATCTGCTATGCCTAAAAAACGGGAAAGCGTCGTTTATCGAAGTGAAAAGACCGGAAGAAAAGCCCAGACTTTTACAAGAATACCGGATGAATGAATTAAGAAACCTAGGTTTTGAATGTGAAGTAAGAAAAGAATGAACTACCGAAATTTGACAGATAAAATATATTCAATTCAAATAAGGCGATTTAAGCTATTTACTTTTGCGAGATAATAAGATATTCATCTTTGCGGCGAAAGTTGCTTAAACGCAAAGATTATGCCGAATAAAGGCAATTAATAGAGTATTGCTCAACTAAATAAATTATTAACCAATTTAATTTTTAAAATCATGAAACAAGAAACATTTTTCGGAGTAAGAAAAGACAGTGAAAAACATCTTTACGTGAGAAGAGGTGATAACAACGAAGTCCTTATCACTAAAACAGTAAACGGGGGATCCGTAACGGAAGAGAACACCGTACACCTAAATGCGGAAGAAGCCCGTAAACTGGGAATTCAGTTGCTAAAATTAGGTAATGAAGAACTGCCAAAATCTGGAATAGACCTTAAAGCCGAATCTTTCGTGGAAAAAATCACGGTATACAGAGGAATAAACCCGGACGAAACACCGGCCAATCTCGCAGTTATCACCATTGATGAAAGCGATGAAGCCAAACAAGTAAGGGAAGATAGCGGAGAGGAACCCGGCTTTTCCATTGAAGGGGAAGAGCTGGAAAAACTCATTTCCGCACTGGCAAAGATTGTATAATTACTAACAAATTCAAGACCAGGCAATGAGCATTAAAAATTATACAATAGAAGATGTCGGCATTGGATTAGGGCTTTGTACCGACAAAGATTTTATTCCTGTTTCATACGCTGAAGGGGAAGAGCTAGCAAAACACCTACGTCGCACCATCCCGCTAAAGACTAAGACAATTATGTATGAACACCCGGATGCGGGATTGATTGAGATTCTCCGGGAAGATGCTATAAAAATGCTGAAAACATTAGATAACATCTCCTGACACTAAGATTGTATAACCAATATCGGGCAGGGATGCTTTATTGATTCTCTGCCCGGAATAAACCTATAGGATTTATGAATAAAATAAAAGAAGATGAATGCTACGAATATTATGAAGCATTGTTTGAAAGCTACAAAGTTAGCTTTAAAGTGGAGAAAAACATCAAAGAATCCATTATAAATCTTTTAATGATTGAGGATCTAAACGATGTCGATAATTTGCACCTTGAGTATATCAGAAGTTTTAAACTGGATATAGCGATGCTAGAAGCTTTCTTTAAAACAGATGAAGGACTGGATTATATTACTAAATGGAAAAAGGAACACCCCGGCGAAACGTTTTTCTATGATGAAATGATGAAAACGCTCAAAGAAGATATAAGGTCAGCCTTAGCTACTTTAATTGAATGCCAAAAAGAAGGGCTAAAGCAGATAAATAAAGACATGTCTAAAGAAATCTTCAAAGGCAAAAACTTTTTGCAATAATGCTATAATAAAGCAAACCACTTCTCATTTTATAACCTGCCCAGTGAAGGAGCCGGGCACTAAATTTAATTAATATGAACGAATTAAAAATCACTGATGTAGTCGATCAGAAGGCGTTTGAGCAATTAGAAAGACTAAAATCCGAACTTGACAGCACTTTTGCGGCTTATAAAAAGGCTGGGGATGCTATGGCGGAAGGACTAAAGATAAAACCGGGTCCGTACAGCGAACTGATAAGCAAGGCCAAGGATTATTATGCCGCTATAGAAAAAGTGTATGCTCTGGAGGATAAGATAAAGAGAATACAAGAGGAACAGAAGAATGTATTACTAAATTTAAATGCAGAAGCACAAAAGCGGGTTAAGAATATTCTTGATGAGGCTACTGCGGAATTGAAGGTTCAGAAAGCTAAAACCGAAGAATTGAAACAGCAGAAAATGCTTAATCAAGAGCGAAAGAAGACCAAATACACTATTGAAGAAGGAATCGCTGCATTAAATATGGAAGTAAAAACCATGAAAGATGCAGAGGAACAAAATAAGATTCTTCGTTCTGCAAGAAAGCAGCTTGATTTGACAACAGAAGAAGGGCGGAAAACGGTAGAGCGGTTTAATAGTGTTATTGATCGCAATACCACGTTTTTAAAGAAGAATTCCGACCAATTAGTTCAAGCAAAGATGAATGTCGGGCGTTATAAGCAAGATATTCAATCTGCCGCATCAGAAATATTAAAAGGAAATATTTCTCTTAAAAACATGGGAAATCTTGCCAAGAGTACTGGAGGATTATTGAAATCTAGTATGGGAGCTGGTTTTACAGAGGTTAGGGTTGGAGTTGGTTCTATGATTAAAGGGATGATAGGAGCGCAAGCTGTAATATCCGGATTCCAAAAATTTATAGGGCTATTTAAATCTGGAGTTCAATCCATTGTTGATTTTGAAGCTGCTAATAGCAAACTTGCTGCTATACTTGGTACAACATCAAACAATATTAAAGATTTAACCTTGGATGCTCAAAGATTAGGATCGGCTACAAAATATACTGCATCAGAAGCAACTAATTTGCAAATAGAATTAGCCAAACTCGGATTCTCAAGGAAGGAAATCCTCCAGTCAACAGAAGGTATATTGAAATTTGCTCAAGCAACGGGCTCCGATTTACCGGAAGCTGCGGCTTTAGCGGGAGCGGCATTAAGAATGTTTGGTGCAGAAACATCTGAAACTGAACGTTATGTATCGGCAATGGCAGTTGCTACAACAAAAAGCGCATTATCCTTCTCTTATTTACAAACCGCCATGCCTATTGTCGGTCCGGTTGCCAAGGCTTTTAATTTTCAAATAGAAGATACTTTGGCTTTGTTGGGGAAGCTAGCAGATGCAGGATTTGATGCTTCTATGTCTGCGACTGCAACTAGAAATATTCTGTTAAACCTTGCAGATGGAAGTG